TTTTCTCTTCACTAAAAGAACTGACACCAACTTTTAGATTTAGACGGTCGTTACTTCCGTATCTTGCCATTGTTATTACTGATTAAGTGTCTCTAAAACAGATGAGATAAACTTCACGTCAGTATTGCTACTGGATGATATAACCATAGAATCACCAGATTCCAAAACAAGTTTACCAGCCAAAAGATTGGCAGCATCATTAGCAGGAACTGGGAACCCTTTCAACATCTCAGTAGTAACCGCGATACCTGAAGTGGTTCTTTCGTGTGAAAAATTGATAGTTTGTGTATCACTACCAACATTGGTTGCTTGTGCTAAAAGGACAATAGCACTATAACCAGTAGGTGCGGTATAGATACCGACCGTATTGAGTCCGACAACACCTGTGATTGTCTGATAATTGTTAAGGGCTAATGCCATCTTTTAGTCTCCTCCTCCTAATGCGAGAATATAAGGTGTAATGTTTGCAAACAGAGATCTTTGATATGCGTCACCTGAGATAGAACCTTCCAATTGATTAATAATAACACCATCACCAATCTTAAAGTTTCCTGCTTGGTCAGTTGATGTGTAAATGACCAGACCACCATTCTTACTTGTAACTTCGTTTTCTGGGATTGCTACACCACCTCTTTGTGGGAGTGCGGAAAGTGCAGTGTTTCCAGAACCGATGTATTCAAATGCGTGGCTCGAAGCAAGTACTCTACTCTGTTTGAAGAATGGAACTGTTGTTCCTACACCAACCGCGTAAGGTACATTTTCAGTAAAGGTGACTGTAGAGATACCCCCAACTATAGGAGTAGCACTACTAACCACATAGTATGTAGGTAAGATATCAGGGGTGCCAGTAGCAGCACCATCAATATTAACAGTAGGAGTTCCTGTGTAACCTCTACCATTTGAAATCATATCGATAGATGTTACAACACCATCTGTAAGTCTTGCAACACCTGTGGCAGTGATACCCCAAGATTCGGATGGTGCAGAGAATGTGACAACTGGTGGAGTTGCATATCCTGAACCACCATTAGTAATAGTGACACCACTAATAGTATTATATAACTCATCTAGATATACAACCTGACCATCATAAGGTCTGGTGACAAAGGTTTCTACCTCACCACCACTGACATATGTGTGTGCTAAAGTAGAAACACCAACATATGCTCTAAATTGTGTATTAGATGGTACAGAATCTACTGTAAAGATGTTTCCATAAGCACCACTTGGGAATGGAGCATATGTACTGATACTTACGTTTCCGCCTTCCTGATAAGTATGAGCAATAGTAGATGGACCTACATTGACTTCAAACTCTCTTGCGGAATTAATACCAACAACATCAAATACATGTCTTGGACTACCATTATTATCACCAATTGCTGGTGGGAAGTATGCAGTTGAAGGACCTCCTCCAGAATCACACTCAAACACTAATTGAGAGAATGTGACACTTGCACCAACATAGAAATTATTATCAATAGATGTTGATACAGTCATCACACCACTTACATTACTATAAGCTGCTGTCGATATACTATAAACAGTCACTGGGAGTTGAGAATCACAAGTGAAGGTCATATCCTTCATTGTAACTGACATACCAACATTGAATCCGTGATTGGTTGATGTGGTAACAGTGGTTAGACCAGTTACATTATCATATTCCGCATTTGTAATTGTAAGTGTGTCGGTGGTAAGATCAATTGGGAATGTGTTCGTGCCTGCTGATTTAGCTTGTGTGACTGTACCAATGACACCTTGTGGTCCAATACCATCAGCAACCAGACCTAATCGTCCAAAGGAAGAGTTGGAGTTGGTAAGATCACATTGACCACCCGAACTACAAACAATACTCTGGTCATTATAGATTGTGAAGATTGAAACCAACTGGGCATAACCTTCATTAGAAATTGAAACACCAATACCACCCTGATTGAGTTGAGTATAGGAGTCAACGTTCATTGCTCTGGTGTCACCAATTACATGACTACCATCAATCTTCATACCAATACTATTTGATATGAAGTTAGTACAGTTACGAATGTAAGGTCCCTGTGTAACATAGGATGGTTTATTAGGGTTGAATGAGATTATTGCTTTACCTTCATTCAATGAACCTGTGAATGAAATATTTTCTACATAACTACCATTTGCAACGTAGATAAGATCTTCATCTGGATTTTGTGGAATGATTGAGACTTCTCTCAAACTATCACCCAACAGAGTTACCTGTTCAGGAAGAATGATTGGATTATTTTCTGAGTAATTACCAGCAGAAATCTTAATGACTGTAGAAGCTTCTGCAACCGTTAACGCAGAACCAACAGTTCTCTTCGCAGAAGATACCAGATAGCCATCATTTTCGTCATTACCATCAGGAGTTACAAACAGGATATTGGTAACAGAAACCAGACCAACAACACCAGTCAGATTTGAACCATCACCATAGAATGCTGTTGCACTGACAATACCAGTGTTGCCATACATCGTAATGGCTGCACCAACTGATGAAATACCAGAGACATATAATGAATCAGTGACTGTAGTGAAACCAAGTGTTGTAACACCAGTGACATTCAGTGTGGTTGCTGTAATACCAGTTCCTGCAACTGTCAAACCAGTTCCAGCTGTCACATAACCAGTGAGTGTGGATACACCAGTTACCTCTAATGCATGAGTTGTAGTGATACCAGTAACACCAAGGTTTTGTACTGTGGTAACACCAGTGAGATTTGAATTCTCAAAATCACCATTGAATATAGTTACACCAGAACCAAGAGTTACATCACCTTGGAATGTAGAAACACCAGTGACTTCCAGGAACTGAGTTGTGGTAACTCCACTGACACCCAGTGTTGCAATGGTTGATACACCAGTTACCTCAAGGAACTGTGCAGTTGCAACACCTGTGACACCCAGAGTTTGAACTGTACCAACACCAGTGACATCTAAGAACTGTGTGGTAGTGATACCAGAAACACCTAACTGACCAGTAATAGTAGTCAGACCAGAAAGTGAGGAGAAACCAGAAACAACAAGATTGTTTGGAATTGTTACGTTCGTATCGAGACCAACTGTAACTGTGTTTCCAAGACCAATAGTATAGATTTCATTTGTAGTACCCTCGATCGTGAAGGTCTCTTCATCAAGATCAATCGTACCACTGCCAGTATCAGCATCAAATGTAAGTGCGATGCCAGTACGTGTTGAGTCTACGTAAGCACGAATAGACTGTTGAGTCGCCAGAGCATCAGCTCTGTTCGAAACCATGTCATCTTCATCAAGAATTGCTGTAACAGCAACACCAGGACCAGTAGATAAGGTCAGATTGGTGATTGTTGCGGCAGTTGAAACATTAAGTAAGTTAGTGGTTGTAATACCAGTAACATCTAATGTAAGTGCGGTTGTGATACCTAAAGTGGTAACACCAACGACTTCCATTGAGGAAGCATTAGAAATATATCCGTTTTCTAAACTGGTAGTAATACCAGCACTATTTGCTACAGAGACATGAAGTGATACCTTTGGATCTATCCATGTTGGAGCTCCAGTTCCTTGTGCAAGAAGTATTCTACCTGATGAACCAACAGGAATAAATCCTGTTGTGTCAACTGCAGTTTGATATGGAATTCTACCAGCAGAACCTCCAAATAGATTTGTAGAAATGCCTGAACTATCAGCATAGGATACGTTAATTGCAGCAAGACTGGTCCAAATTGGAGCGCCAGTTCCTGTAGATTGGAGAATCTCACCACTAGTACCTGCAGCAGTGAAGCCAGTATCATTAGGTCCAATCTGATATGGAACCGCACCAGCTACACCACCTTTTAAATCTGTGGTGAGACCAGCATTAGTTGCATAACCAGCAACAGCAACACCAGTTGCACTGATAGTTACTCTTCCTTGACCAGAAATTGGTGTAATCTGAACACCAGGACCAGGTGCAATAGATGTGACTACACCTACAAGATTAACACCGTTACCGTAATAAGTCGCACCAGTGACGATACCTGCAGTCGTAATACCAGTGAGACTTGAATTAAAAAGATTTGCACCGTTGTTAGCGGTGATATAGTTGGCAGTCAGTGCATTACCAACTAAAACACTATTTGTAACACCAAGACCAAGGACAGTCGCAATACCAGTGACTGTAAAATTTCCACTAACAGTCGATGGACCTACAATAATAGGACCAGTATTATTAAACCTATTGGCAATCTTGTCGGCCCTAAGTAATGACATTACCTATAATGCTTCTTCCGTTAGTTGTATTTATAATATGTCAAGATAAATATTTTCAACCAATTCAGTATTTAACAAGATGAAAAAAGGTGAATTTTGTCCTCTAATTCAGAAAAAATGTGTAGAAAATAAGTGTGCTTGGTACACTCAAGTTAGAGGTACAAATCCGAATACTGGTCAAGAAATAGATGAATGGAAATGTGCTGTCTCTTGGATGCCTATGATGGCCGTAGAAATAGCACAAAAGTCAAATCAAACGGGTGCAGCTGTAGAAAGTTTCAGAAATGAGGTTGTAGAAGCGAATCATCAAAATCAAAGATTATATTCACATGCTTTACAACAGGGGATTGTTCAAACTCAAGTGACACCTCATCCCCCTATTGATACATTACCTCCAGGTCAAGAATAAGCATTCTTAGATGCTAAAATCACATCAATATATTGAACTCTAAAGTCCATTGAAGCTCCAGAAACTCCTTGGTTTCCAATTGTAATGCCATGATTGTGGTTTGCGTTATTTCCACCAGTAGTGAAGGAGTGAGTATGATTTCCTGTGGAGTCGATGGTAATACGAGTTAAGGCATTTTCAGTTGTTTCATTTGCATTACTTTCTAGACCATTGTCAGCTGTATTTGAATTTCCAGATCTTCTCTCTGCTTCAGCATGTTTTCTATAGTTATGTTTATGCCCTGGATCAGTAATATTGTGACCATGAGCACCACCACCATCAGTAGTGCCACTATGTGTATGATTGGCACTTTGATTTCCTGCACTTGCATTATGACTATGTTTCAATAATGGAACAGCTCTACTTGCAAATGTACTCGTAAATGTATTATTACCACCAGCACCACCACCAGTACCACTGACAACTCTAAGTGCCTTATTATTTTGAGATGTTAATTTTGTCCAACCTGTAGGTGCAGCTGACTGATAGAACAACATGGTTGTTCCTGCAGGAATCACATTATTTTTTACTTCATCATAAACATCTGTGACAAGATTTGCTGTTGCTGCTGTAGTTGCACTTGTTGAATTTGGTGGGAAAGTATTATAAAGTTGTACTACACCCTGAGCGGTTGTTGATGCATCAGGAATTCTATCTGCATTGATAGTACCTTGTGAAATATTTGAACCATTAAGGTTGGTAATATTATCACCTTTACCTGCGATATTTGCTGCAGTGAGAGTATTAGTAGATGGATTGTACTTAAATTGGCCTGATTGAGAATCAATATAAGGTCTTTGATAACCAGCACCTTGATTATCACTGAACAATACCTGGTAATCTGTATTGTCACCTTTTTCATCCACATTAATGAAGTTTGCATTAGTCGCAGTACCAGCCAAACCAGCGGTAACTGTGGTTGCAATAATGTTTGTTGAAGATAATGTGTTAGTAGATGGATTGTAAATTAATCTGCTACTTTGATTATCAATATACATTCTTGTATATTCTGTGTCACCAGCATCACTGAATATAACTTGATAGTTAGTGTTATCACCTTTACTATCGACATTAATATCATCAGCACCAGTTGCAACACCTGACACATTACCAATCAGTCTATTAACTGTCAGTCGATTAGTTGATGGATTATAGGACATTTGTCCATTTTCACTATCAACATATAAATTTTGATAGTTTGAACCAATACCTAAGGCTTCAGTAAATGGAACTTGATAAGTTACATTGTCACTCTTCTCTTGAAGACTGACTCTATCAGCACCAGTCGAAACACCAATCAGAGCAGTCTGGTCTTGTCTGACTGTGAGAATACCTGAACTGACACTGAAATCTGGTCCTTTCAGGTTGTTGATTGTACCAATACCAGAAACATAAATCTGTTCGAAGTCGGCCTGAGTATCACTGTCTAGAAACTCCGTTACGGTCAGAACACCAACAGTATAGGTTTTATTATCATTATCAATATAAATCGTACCACCCATACCAGCAACATTAGATGCCTGATAGTATAAAATATTTGGAGAATTGAAAGGTACTTTAAAGGTTACAATACCTACCTGAGCACCATTGTTATCAACACCATCTTGATACAGATTATTAAGGTCAGCGGTAGGTTGTGACTTAATATAGAATGGGAAACCACCAGAATTTACATCAAATCTATAATTTTGACCTCTATTAAGATAGATTTCAGGATTATCTGTATTTTGTGTGAAACCAATACCTGGTGGATCACCTGCTACTAAGAATCTAAAAGTATCACTTCCTACTTCTTCAATATTGAATTTTGTATATACTTCTGCATTGTTTGCAATTAATTTATTGTCTACTGTTACATTAGTAAAACCAACTGTACCACCTGCTGAAATCTGGCCAGAAAGTGCAGTGCCTTTGATATTACCAGTTACTTCAAGGTCGCCATAGATATATGCTGCTGTTATACCAATGGATACAGGACCATAAAGGTCTAAAGTATAAACTGGTGTGGTAGAACCAATACCAATCTTTGCATCAAGTTTATCTACAGATACAAAAGTACCACCAACACCGATATCAAGACCGTCATTCGCGGTGATGA